AACAATTAAGCGTATGTATTCCTACTTGTCAAGAGCAGAAGAATACTATGACGAAAGCGACAAAGAAGCGTGTGGCACTATTTCTTATTTATTGTGGGGTGGTAAAGCTGGTAAGCGATACGCTGCTAAGAAACTAAAAGAGTTTGGGGAGTTAAGCCTTGCTTCTATGACTGTAAACGAGGACTTTGCTATTATAGACGACCGCTTGGCTTATTCAACAGAAGAAAAAGCTAAAGAGATGTCCGCTAACATAGGATGCGAAGGAATACACACTCACGACTACGAGGGTAAGACTTGGTATATGCCTTGCGAACAGCACAGCGTTGATATGTATGGTAAATGTCCTAAAGGCTTTAAGAAGAAAAACGGAAAATGCGTAAGGTAATATGCTAAGAAGAATTAAAAGATTTATAACACCAAGTAAAACAAGTCCAAAGGGAAGTCGTAGAGGCGGTTGCTTGTGTGCTGATAACACTTACAAAACCAAGTGCTGCGATGGAAGTCTAAGGGCGCAAGGTATCGGTAATATTTAAAAATGCAAAATTAATTTTTAACACTTATATATTAATATGAATAAAAATGATATGATATCAAAAATCAAAGAAGTTGTAGGCTTGTCCGAAGAGATTAAGCTTGAGCAACAAACTTTAGAGAACGGTACTATCTTGGAAGCTGAAAGTTTTGAAGCTGGTCAAGAAATATTTATCGTTTCTGAAGATGAGAAAATTGCCGTACCGGTTGGGAGATACCAAATGGAAGACGGACGTATTTTAGTAGTAGCTGAAGAGGGTCTTATTGCTGAGATTAAAGCAGAGGAAGAAGAAGAAGAAGAAGTAGAGGCTAAAGAAGAACTTGAAGAAGAAAAAGAAGAAATGGCTTACGCTACTAAAGAAGAACTTGCTGAGGTTAAAGAAATGATTGAAGAAATTAAAGCTATGCTTGAGCCAAAGGAAGAAATGAGTGCTGATGACTTAGGAAACCTTATGACTGAGGAACTTGCTAAACACGACAAATTAGAGTTAAGCGAAGTACCAGAAGAAGTGCAAGAGGAACTAAACCAACCAGCGGCTGAGCCAATTAAGGCTAACCCAGAGGTACAAACAAAACAAAATTTCAAGTTTGCTACAAAAAGAAAACTAAGCACACTTGATAGAGTAATGAACAAAATAATTAACAACTAAATTTAAATTAAATGGCTAATCCAACAATTACTGCCTCTAGCTATGCTGGAGAATTTGCTGGGAAGTACTTAGGTGCTGCCCTATTATCTGCATCAACGCTTGACGCTGGTGCTGTAACAATCTTGCCTAACATCAAGTATAAAGCTGCTATGAAAGTAGGTGCTTTTTCTAACTTGGTTCGTTCTGCGGATTGTGATTTTGATGCTACTACTTCTGGTCTTACTTTGACTGAGAAAGTATTAACACCAACTGAACTACAAGTAAACCTACAAATCTGTAAGAAAGAATTACATTCAGATTGGGAAGCTGCTCAAATGGGCTTTAGTGCTTTTGACCAACTACCACCTTTATTCTCTGACTATGTTATCTCAAGAGTAGCTGCTGAGGTTGCCAACGCAACTGAAACTTCTATTTGGCAAGGTGCTGCTGGAGAAGGAAACTTTGATGGCTTTGATGCTTTACTAACTGCTGATGGTGGTGCTGACGTTGCAGAGGGAACTGTAACAAGTGCTAACGTAATTGCTGAGTTAGGGAAGATTGTAGATGCTGCACCTTCAACTATCTTAGGAAAAGAAGATTTAACGCTTTACGTTTCAAATAACATCGCAAGAGCATACATTCGCGCTTTAGGTGGCTTCGCTGCTACTATTGGCGGTGCTGGTGTAGATAACAAAGGAACAACTTGGTACAATGGTGGCGAGTTATCTTTTGAAGGTATCAACATCTTTGTAGCTAAAGGACTTGCAAATAACAAAGCTATATTGGCTCAGAAGTCTAACTTGTTCTTTGGAACTGGTCTTTTAGATGACAGAAACGAAGTTAAGGTTATTGATATGGCTGATATCGATGGCTCTCAAAACGTCCGAGTAGTAATGAGATATACTGCTGGGGTACAATACGGAGTTAGAGGCGATATCGTACTTTATTCTTAATAAATTAATTAACTAACATAAATTAGGGTGGGCAAAACTGCCTACCCTTTTTTATTAAATCTAAAAAATATGGCTTGTGCAATAACAAAAGGTCGAGGGGTTGGATGTAAGACCGCCTTTGCTGGAATTAAAAATATTTACATCTTAGATTATAGTGCTGCAATTGCTGCTTTAGGCGATAGTAGTGGTACTATAACACTACCAACGGACAACTCTGCTGAGTTCTTCAAGTTTGAAGTAAAGGGCGGTTTAAGTTCTTTAGAAACTGCTGTAACATCAAGCAGAGAAAATGGAACTACTTTTTACGAAAGTACTTTAAATGTTACTTTTCAGAACTTAGACGTAGCGACACAAGAAGAGATTAAACTCTTAAATAGAGGTAGAGCGCACTATGTAGTAGAATTGTACCCTGATGGTGCTGGTAATACTAAGCGTTTGTTAGTAGGTAGAGATAATGGTGCTGAAATTACTGGCGGAACTATCGTTACTGGTGCTGCACCTGGGGATTTACAAGGCTTCACTTTAACAGCAGTAGCAACTGAGGTTTTTCCTCCGTTCTTCTGTACTGAGCCAGACGTAAGTGCTGTAACACCAATAAGTCCAGCATAGTAGTTTATTTATATTATGTTTATGTTTAAAATTAGCCTTTCTTTTTAGAGGGGCTTTTTTTATGCCCAACAGATAAGAAATAAAAAAAATTAAAAAAACTTGTTTATAATTTGTTTATAACAATAAATGTTTTGTATATTTGTAATGTAAAACAAAAAAAATTATGACAACCTTAGAAAAAATAAACAAATTAGTAGAAAGCGGTAAGGTCTACGAATATTCAAACAGATGTTGGTTTACTTGCTATATGACTTATTCTAAACTAACTAAAAAAGAAAAAAGCGAGGTTGTAATGGTTGAGGGCAAGGCTAACGGTTATCTACATTATTGGCTGCAAGTTAATGGTGTAACAGTAGACCCCCACTACAAGCTTATAGAGGACGACTTACAAGTAGAAGAAGAATATACTTACGAGCCTAAAAAATTAATAGACCTATCCTCTTTGAAAGTGAATAAAGACAACTACGAAGAAAAACCCGCTTATAATTGGTTAGGTCGTGAGAAGTGGTCTAAGGTTTACGACTTGTCTTTATAAAAAGATAAGTATAAAAACAAATACAAACATCCTTACAGAAATGTAGGGGTTTTTTTATACAAAATAAAATAGTTTTGTTTATATATTAGTATGAAGATTATAGGAACTAATGGCGATAAAACTTTTAAGGTTATACCACGTCAATTTGTAAGCGGTGCAATTACTATAAACCTAACAAGTGAAAGTACTGGCGCAACTATAAATAAAACACCTACTGCTTCAACAGATGGCAATTATATGTCATTTGTAGCCGCTTTCGGTACATTAACTGAGGGCGATTTTTATATGCTTGAGGTAAAGAATGGTGCTGCTGTAATTTACAAAGACAAAGTATTTTGCACAGACCAAACTATAAACCAAGCTAACAACGATTACTATTCTGTTAATGATGGCGAATACACCACAGAGAATAGCTTTGATAACGATTATATTATTTTATGAACGATTTAAGAATAGTTAATTTAAGCAGTTACACAAGTCCGGAGATTGTAGAGAAGTCTAACAAGCAATGGGTAGCCTATGGAAGCGACAACAATTACTTCCAATACCTAATAGACCGCTACAACGGAAGCCCTACAAACAACGCTATTATTAATGGTGTTAGTCAAATGATTTACGGAAAAGGCTTAGATGCTTTAGACAGCAATAAAAAGCCAGAGGCTTACGCTAAAATGATTACTTTATTTAAAAAGGATTGTGTGCGCAAGTTGTGTTACGACCTTAAACTTATGGGTCAATGCTCAATACAAGTTATTTACAGTAAGGATAGAAAAACAATAGCACAAGTAGAACACATCCCAGTAGAGAATTTAAGAGCTGAGAAGTGTAACGAGAAAGGCGAAATAACTGCCTACTATTACAGTGATGATTGGAGTAATGTAAAACCAAGAACAGAACTAAAACGCATACCAGCTTTTGGCTATTCAAAAGAAAGTATTGAGATTATTTACATTAAGCCTTACAGAGCTGGGTATAAATACTATTCAAGTCCTGACTATCAAGGTGGTTTGCAGTATGCAGAGTTAGAAGAAGAAATATCTAACTACCACTTAAACAACATCCTTAATGGTTTAGCACCATCAATGTTAATTAACTTTAACAACGGAACACCAAACGCTGAAGAACGTCAAAACTTAGAAAACCGTATCTACTCTAAATTTAGTGGCTCAAGCAACGCTGGTAAATTTATACTTGCCTTTAACGACAACGCAGAGAGCCAAGCTACAATAGAGCCAATACAATTAAGTGATGCACATAACCAATACCAATTCTTAAGTGATGAGAGTGGTAAAAAGATAATGGTAGCACATAGAGTTGTAAGTCCAATGCTTTTAGGAATTAAAGACAGTACTGGTTTGGGTAATAATGCAGATGAACTAAAAACTGCCTCTACTCTTATGGATAATTTAAATATTAGACCATTTCAGCACCTTTTAATAGATGCCTTTGATAGTATATTAGCTTTTAATAATATCTCTTTAAAACTATACTTTAAGACCTTACAACCGCTTGAATTTACAGACCTTGAAAACGTAGAGGACGAAGAAACAAGGGAAGAAGAAACTGGTGTAAAATTAGCCAAAGACTTACCAAAGGAATTAGGTAGCGATATAGCAGATGCCTTAATAGACTTAGGACAAGACGAAGCAGACCTTTTAAGCGACTTTGACGTAATGGATGAGCGCGAAGTAAACTATGACGAAGAAGATGGCTTAGACGAGGTAATTACGGACTTAAACAAACCAAAAGAAAAAAGCACACTTGCTAAAATCTGGGAGTTTGTAAGTACTGGTAGCGCAAAGCCTTTCAGAGAAAGTGAACAAGATGGCGAAAGTAAACAAGAAGCAGAAGAGGGTAACACTTTTTTAGTAAGGTATATGTATTCTCCACAAAGATACAGCGCAAATTCAAGACCATTCTGTAAAAAGATGGTAGATGCTAAAAAGGTTTACCGCAAGGAAGATATTATCTCAATGGACACAAAAGTAGTCAATGCTGGTTTTGGTAAAGGTGGAAGCGACACATATAGCATCTGGTTGTACAAAGGCGGTGCAAGGTGTCAGCATAAATGGCTTCGTAAGACGTATGTACGCAAGGATGGTGCTAAAGGTTTAGGCGATGCAATCACAACAACAGAAGCAAGGTCAAGAGGTTTCAAGCCAGAGGCAAACGCTCAGAAAGTACCAGTAGCACCAAAGGATATGAAGTATAAAGGTTATACCGCTGAATATTGGAACAAAATAGGATTTAAGAACTAATGGCAACAGCACTATTTATAAACAGAACGGACTTAGTAAAAAACTCTATCATTGATGGTAATGTAGATACAGATAAGTTTATACAATTTATTAAGATAGCACAACAAATAGACATACAAAATTTGTTAGGTACAGACCTTTACAATAAGATAAGTGCTGATATTGTTGCTGGTACTTTGGCTGGTAATTATTTAAGTTTAGTAAATACTTACGTTCAGCCTACTTTAATATGGTTTGCTCAGATGAATTACATACCTTTTGCTGCATATCAAATAAAAAACGGTGGGGTGTTTAAGCACACAAGCGAAACAGCACAGAACGTAGATAAAAACGAAGTAGATTATTTAGTAGCAAAGGCAAGAGAATACGCTAACTACTATTCTACAAGATTGGTAGATTACCTTAGTTTTAACGATAACTTGTTCCCAGAGTACAACAGTAACACAAACGAGGACATCGACCCAGACACAGACACAACCTTTAAAGGCTGGGTACTATGAGATATAAGGTAAAACAAACAAACCTTAGTAAACTAAAAAAATACATTATTGAAACCTTGAAAAAGGAAGAGATAAAAAACAAGAAGAATGAGTAAACCTACTTTAGCACTAATACCAAGCGGACAAAAAGCCACAAAGGTTTATAGCGTATTGCCAAGTGATGGTAGCGGAGACTTTACTTTTGCAAGGACTGGCGACGCCACAAGGGTTCGTGAGGATGGACTTATAGAAACTGTTGCTACAACTGTACCAAGACTTGATTGGCTAAATAGCGACTGCCCTAATTTACTTTTAGAGCCACAAAGAACAAATATACAAATAAGGTCTGAGGAGTTTGACAATGCGGCTTGGACTAAACAAGCAGATTTAACAGTAACAGCAAACCAAGTTACTGCACCGACTGGGGAACTGACAGCAGACAAAATACAAAGAGGCTCAACAGTTGATGCTAATAATTATCTTGTCGATGCTGCTTCTAAGTCATCTTCTGCACAGTTAGACGCTTGTACTTCTGTTTTTGTAAAACAAGGCGAGGGCGATTTTTTTGCCTTAAGAATGACTGGTACTTATCCAAATAGAGTAGATGCTATTTTCCAATTTAGCAACACTACTTTAACTACAAGTGTAGCTGGTGCAGATTTTACCGTAACAAGTTCTAAGGTAGAAAACTATGGTAATGGGTGGTATAGGCTTTCTGTTGTTTACAATACTGATGCTGCTGCTACTATTTCAAGTGCGTTCAGTCCAAGAGGTACAAGTGGGCAAATAGATGCAACAGACACTTCTACAAGTGCTTTTGTTTATTTATGGGGTTGCCAAGTAGAAGAAGGTATAGGAAGCACAAGCTACATAAAAACTGAGAGCGGCTCAACTACAAGAAACGCAGATGTTTGTACAGATGCTGGAAATGATAATACATTCAACGATAACGAGGGTGTGCTTTATGCAGAGATAGCTGCTTTGGCTGATGACGAAACACAAAGACATATAGCCATATCCGATGGCAGCACAAGTAATTTTGTAAGATTTCACTATAAGGCTTCTGTATCAAACACAATAAGATTTCAGGTAAAAAGCGGAACACAAGTTGTTAATAGTTCAGTTGTTGTAAGCGATATAACAAAATTCAACAAGGTAGCCTTATCTTATAAGGAGAATGATTGTAAAGCATATATAGACGGTGTTTTAGTTGCAACAGACACAAACGCCAGTCCAATGCCTACTGGGTTAAATGAATTATCTTTTGATGATGGTGGTGCTTCTGGTTTAAATGATTTTTACGGAAAAATAAAAGATTTAAGATATTACGATACAGCACTAACAGATGCAGAATTAATAGAATTAACAAGATAATTATGAGTTACGGAAAAATTTACGAAACAACTGACTGGGGTGACCCTATTGAAAATGGATGGGGTGGTATTTATTATGACTTAGCTACAAGCGGTTTAACTGGTTTTGTTTTTGATGTAGATACAACAGAAGCTGGTGGCTCAAGTTCAACACAATTTGAGTTACCATTATCTGGTCAAGGAACTACAAACATTTCGGTAGATTGGGGAGATGGAAATACAGATACAATAACAAGTACATCAGCATCTGAAAAATTGCACACATATTCAAGTAGTGGGGTTTATACTATAACAATAACTGGAACTTTAGAAACTTTTGTAGTTAATAATTATGCGGACAGAGACAAAATTAAAGAAGTAAAAAATTGGGGTAATGGGGATGGATTGACTTTAG